CAATAGGTACTACCTTGTATCCAGTTTCTAATAATAATATAAGATCTATCCCTGCTGGAAATGCTACTCCAGGAGTTACAGTCATAGTGTTTCCACAGTCCTCTGTATCAAAAAGTGAAAAAGAGTCTGACGTTCCAAGTGGCATTCTTGCTGGTCTTTGTTCTGCTCTGTTGATTGCACCACTTGACGCTGTTGGGTCTTTTGTGAGTGCGGTCTTATCTTTAGTAATTACGTATGTGTAATCTCCTATAGTTGGACCATCTTCGTTGTATATGTCATAAACTAGTTCTGAGTTTTCGTATACTCTCAATATTTTGTGTACTTTTTTCCAAAGTGGAATATAGTCTACTTCTTGTCCAACAATTTCAAAAAATTCACGCTCATAATAAAAACCACCAGTTATAGAGTCAATGATTGCTCTTGCTAAATTTTCATATTCTGTGTATTTAGCAATTTCTGTTGCAGATGTTTGGTCATTTGCTGCTGCTAAAATTGTAGGACTTACGTATGGACGTTTTACTTCTAGATTATCTTCAACAACTATATCTCCACGATCTGCTAAAACCATTCCGCTTTCTTCTAAATCTTCATAAATTGTAAGAGCATATGACTTATCATATTTAATAAAATCATCATCTAATGTATAAGTAACTTGCTTGCTAGCATTTGATGTTCTATAAGAAGTAGTTTCTGATTGCTCTGCGACATCCTCAATAACCACAACGTATTTAGCGTTAGCATCTGGAACTGTATATGTAACAGTTAATGGGTACGGAGGTAGGCGGAGAATTGTTGACATTATACTTTAGCGTAATAAGATGCTACTTCTTCAGGCTGTGCTATACGTACTAGCCTGTGAGTGAGCCACTTTTCCGATGCCTCCTTGGAAACTATGTTATATCCCACCTTCAATGCACCCAAACTTTCCATGTGAATGTTTCTGTCTGAGTACAGCGCTACCTTATTTGTTAAATTTTTAGTCTTATCTGCTTTTTCTACAGTTTCTTCTGTTGTCTCTGGCGGAATCCAACTAGCCAGAATTTCTAAAATCTCAAGTTTTGTGTTTGATTCAAACAACTCTATATTATTTTTCTTTGCGTAGGCTTTTAGTGCCATTACTGTTTTATCTTTTAATTGATCCATTGTTAGATTCATTTTTTTTCTCCTGTGTTCACTTGTAATTATACCATCAGAATGACAATAAGGAGGACGGGTTTTATGCCGTCCTCCCTAGTACGTGATGACTATATTTTAGGAATCAGCACTATCTGAGTCAACATAAGCGACTGCATCTAGTTCTTCCCAAGCAAGACCAAATCGTACGAATACTGTGTATTCAATTGTGTCTTTCTTTGGCTTGTATTCACGGTTTACAGTGATGTCTCTCTGGAAGCCCCATACACGGTTAGAAGGGAATGTTAAATCAACATAACCTGCTGGGTAGTAAGGAACTTCTAGTACATCTACACCTAGTACACGAGTTGTACGTGCATTACCAAATGTCTGTGCAGCACCATCCATGTAATCTTGACGGTTTTGCTGTGTGCTACCAGTGCGATCAGAGAACGCTGCTGAGATAGCATCTGCTAATGTACCGTTGTTACGAACGATACCAGCAAAAGCATCAGTACCTGCGTAGAACTTAAGATTGCTCTTAAGTGCACGGTACTTACGAGGCATTGCTAATAGCAAGCCTTGCATTACTGATGTGGTAAAGTTGTTGTCTGATACTGTTGCAGCATATTCGTGAGCAGCATTTCCTACTGTTCCACGAGTTTGCTTTACGAAACCAGACATGATGGACAAGAAATCTCCTGTTGCTCCATCACCGTTGATAGCAAGATCTTCAATATCGTTACCGAATGCGTTGGTCATTAATCGTACTAGACGATCTTCCAATGCTCCGCCTTCAATATTGTCTTCAAGTGCTTCAGTTGCTACTTCCCAATCAAGACGAATCTTTTTTGTTGTTAGTTCAACCTTTGTAAATCTAGCGCCAGTGTTTGTGTAGTTTGGTGAGCCTTGTGATGCTGCACGAATTACACGCTCTCCGACGTTGACTTTTTCAATTTCCATGGTGTTTGCTCTCATGGTGACACGACGGCCATCTTTAGCGAGGACAGTTGCATCCCAGACGTAATCAATGAAACGTTGTGCTTGTTCAGGACGTAGAATACCTCCTGCGTTGCCAGTTGGATTGACTGCGTTATCTCCAGTTGTTACACCGAATCCTGCAGTAGCAGTGTTACCAAGTTGTGAACCTACAGATGATCCTGCAGCATTCAGACCAGTTGCACTACCAACACCACCAGATACTAATGAGCCAGCAGAGTTAATTTCTGAGCCATCTCCTGCACCTGGATAGTTTTTTTCTATGTTTGTGTTTTGTTCCGACATTATTTTTCACCTCCTAGTGATTTTTTACCTTAGTTAAATAGGTCGGCATTTGTGAGGAAACGACCGCCCCATAGGGATTTATGAATCACTTGTGGTGATTCCTGTACGATCTCGCCTAGATCGCCAGACTTGCGGAAAGCGGTATCTTGTTCTACAAGATCTACTCGCTTGCCAAACTCGTTAAAGTTGCTCTTAATTCCGTTAACATCAGATGTTACCGTTTCAAGAGATTTTGTTACTGCTGTTACCTTCTCGTTAAGAGATTTGATTGTTGCAGCAAGATCGCCAAAGGCATTAGTAAGAGAATTATTAATTTCTGAAACTGCCTTAGCAACTTCTTCTTTAACATCTGTAGCGGATTTTTCCACTGCGTTCTCTACTTCAACTGCTGCTTTTGCAACAGAAGATTCTGCACTAGCGTCATCTGATTTAGCAAGAGCAAGTTCTTCAACTGCTGGTGCCTCTTCAACGACTGCAGGGGTTTCTGCTACATCTGCAACGATTGCTGTTGCTTCTGCCACTACCTCTGCTGCTTGTGCCTCTGGAGCAACCTCTGCATTTTCAACTGCAGTTTCTAGAACTGCGTTTGTTGATTCTGTCATTGGATTTACCTCCTTAGTAATCTTAATTGTATTAATGCCTTTAGCACTATCAACTAAGAATTTTATCATTTCTGCGTTATCTTTATCATTTTTTTCTATAAAACCAATATTTTGCATTTTGTTTCCAGTTACTGGACTTGTTACTGAATCAGAGTCTGAGACCATAACAATACCGTTTTCTGAATCCCAGAATACGTTTTCAATTTCTGTCTTTGATAAGTAACCTTCAACAATGTTTTGGCCATTTACTTTTTCAATAGATAGGATGTTTGCAAACTGATTTGCTGGATTATCTACAAGAGAAAGTTCATGCAATTCATAAGTTTTAATTACACGGATTGTTTTATCAATCTTTTCATCATAGGCATCATCCCAAGTCTTTATATTTCCACCAATTGAAAAACCAGTATATGTTCCGTCTAAAACTTTTTCCCAAGCATCTTGTGCGCCTTTAGAAACATAAGCAGATACATAAACTCCGCTATAAAACTTTTTATCGCTAGGATCAAAATACTTATCTTCTTTAAAAGAAACAATTTTTCCTACAGCGCTTGGCTGATGCATTTCACGAAGATTGCCACGGAAATTCTTAAAAGCCTCTACACTAGATTCTGTTGTAACAATGTCACCTTGACGGTCAACATTGTCAAGCGTAGCAAAGCCAGACACCATACGGCGTTCAACGTCTATCTTTCCGATGGGCATTGAAAGGCGAACATTGTTGCCTTTAGTTTCCCAATGAGCCTTGTTTGTTAACATAACGTTATAATTATAGCACTGGTTTCTATACTTTTCTCAACTATTGAGACGATCTACCTTCACCTTGTGCATTACGTCCAGATATTGTAGTTGGTGAATCAGAATTATTATTTGTTCTTTCTGAATCTCTTTCACGGTTCCCTGCCAAATTTGCTCTAGCATCAGTTGCCTGTCTTGGCGACATTACAAATGGTTCATCTCCATCTGCTCTTTGTGGCAAGTCTAACTTTTCACGAGCCTCATTTGGAGTCATGACCTGAGTCTTAACATATCTTTCAAGAATTTGAGATTGAGCAATTTCATCAGTTAAGGTTAGTTCATTAAACTTAAGTTCAAGAATGTCTGTCTTTTCTCTGATAATCTTGTTTACAACCTTCTCTAAATGTCTTTGTGCTGGACGAGATACCTGCTCTTTAAATGTGCGATCTTGAGAAAGTGCTGCTGCAATTCCTGCAGAATCTGCACCACCTAGTTTTGAAATAGGAACTTGATGGGCAATCAGAATGTCATCACGGTTTTGCTTACGATACTCTTTAAATGATCCATCTTGGATTCCGTTTTCAATTGGTTCCATTTTAAACTCAACTTTGTTGCCTTCTGTGTCTCCAGGAAGCGGGATATAAAGAGTTCTGTGTGACTGAGCCTTAAGTCCAGTCTGTAAAAATCTAAACATCTTATCTTCAGCATCGCCTGAAAGTTTTGCGCCCTTTAGGGTTACAACATATCTTGGAACAGCCTTATTCTCAAAGTAGTCAATATTATACTGAGACGCAAGTTGATCTCCAATAAGAGATGGCATTGCTGCAATAATGTCTGGAATACCATAAAATGTATTTAAAGGTGAATATTCTTTTAAATGAATGATCTCATTTGGACGTGGATCTGTGCCCATAGGGTTTGCATTCTTTGCCCCAAAGTTTCTAAAATAAACCACTTTTTGACCAATAATCTGCACAAAACCATCACGCAGACGTCGTATACGAACGGTAGTTGCTGGAATATGTCCAACATAACCAATCTCTCCAGCAGTTGTTCTACCTACTTCAATAAATCCATTACCTGTTGCTTGAAGGTCTGTGTAAACCTTCTCCATTGTTTTTGTAAAACTGTCATCATCATTTAAATTTTCTAGCCAGTCACGTAATTGAATCTTGGCTCTTTCAATACGATTACGAGCACGGCTTACCGCACTTTCGTCTTCGTTCATTTCAAACCTTAATAACGTTCTATCTGAAATATCAAATCGGTATCCAAGACCTACAACGTTTTCTACCTTAGCATCAATAGCAGCATGGTTAGCAAATGATGTGTCATAGAAGTTTGCGAGTTCATACATATTATATGGAGGAGTGATTACATCAAATAGTCCGTAACCATTTCTATATACCGTGCCAGGATTGATTTGCTTTGATCCAGCGTCTACTCCTGATGGAGTTGCATTTGCTGCATCTAAATACGCAGCGTTAAATTCTGGTGCTGCATACTTTGTTAAATTGCGTGTTGTTCTGCGACGAAAGTTTTGATCAAGCCCAACATAATCCTTTAAAACATCCCAACTTTTATTGAATGGATCGTGTGATTTAAAAATATTGTCTTCTTTTTCTTCTGTGTTAAGACTTGCACGAATATACTGTTCTTCACTCATCCATTGCCCCTCTTCCATGCTTTTCTAATGTTTGTTGTGCTGCATGCCAAGCACCTAAGTCGTTCATTGAAGGAATCAATCCTTCTTTTAATCTTGCTTTCTGTTCGGAATACTCTTCTTCACTAACCTGAGTTAAGCCTGGAACAAATACGGCCTTACCAAGTCCATCATCTCCGTGGTGAATTGCAACCTTTTTTAATTCTGCAATTTTTGAAAGATCTCCACGATCAGACGGTATGTTTAAAACTGAGCCTTCGTCATCTGTAAACCATTTACCAGTAGATGTCTTATATACGTAAAGACCCCAGTCATAATGCTTATCTATTACCTGACGACGTACATTTTTAACATAAGGTTTACCAGTTTTTGGATTAATTAAAGATTCCATAACCACAAGTATAGCAGATTATACTGGTGTGGATACGTTAGTTGACCACTCTACCTCTGAATATACATTTAATTTTTCAGGCTGATAAACCAATCCTTCTCCGTCATCAACGATTATTTTATTTGTGCCTATATATGTTTTATAAATATCTGATGGGTTAATACCATAGAACTCTGATGATCCTATTACTAACATTCCGTCCCAAGTAAAGTTATTAAACCAGAACTGCCAGTCATTTGTTGTAATGCCGTCTGTTAATACCTGGAACCACGGCCTGAATGTTCTACTTTCAACCTCTTGTAGGCTGTTTGCCTGATAATAGGCAATGTTATTAAACAATATTGGTCCCGTCAAGTTTATGCTTCCAAGATATGAATTATAAACAAGGGAAGTCAAAAATGCTATACCTATTGAAGACCACTCTTTAAGAGACAGCACTGGCTCTCTGACTAGACTTCCATTTAAATAAAATCCAACACCATTATAAGGAACGCCGTTTTGGTTTAAAACAAACACTCTGCCTCTATCTAGGTCTGCGCTGTTTGCTTGTAAGTAAAACTTAAGAGTTCCGCTCTTGTGATTAATTTCAAAAATCTCTGTTGCTGTTGCTGGAAACGCATCTTGATCATATCTTAGCCATAACTGCATAGCACTTACCTTATAGTCTGTTGCTAATTCTTTATTAATTGGTAGGGTTAGTCCACGATTTTCTAAAATGTTAATTTCACCACGAACTTCAATTCCAGATGTTTTTGTCAAGTATAGATATGGTGTGCTTTCTTTATATATGCTAAATGGGTTTTTAGACTTATAGTCAAAATAAATTCCATTCTTTTTATACGGAAACAGGTCTACTCCAAACCTAGTTCCCACAGGATTAAAAGAGTTGTCATTAAATGCTTGAGATGCTAACTGTAACTTATTTAATAAAATAGGCTTTGTTAAAATTCCACGGCTGTTAAACTCAAGGCTGTAGACAATTGCAAGTTCATTAAAGTCTACCGATTTAATTGGATAGATTAATGTGTTATTTAATACCTCAAACCTTGTAGTTTCCCAATCTTCATAATTATTTAAGTCAAGAACTTTGTATTCGTCTGGCGCTTCTTCATTAGCAAAAGAGGTAGGAATATTAGCACCATCTGCAACATATTGAAATGTTACATAACTTTTTATTTGTGCACCATCTGTGTTGTAATAATAGTCCGATGCTCCAGATTCCTGCTCTAAGGTGGTTGTTGTCGGATACCCCAAATTAAATTGTAAAAAATCTATTTCATAAAATTCTTCTCCACTGCTATTTTTTACAAATTGAGCAAAATAAGAAAGTGGAAGATAATCTTGCCAATACCCAGCAACACCGATGTCTAAGAAGTATTTTTCATATGCCTCTGATGGAAGTATTGTGTAACTGGCAGTGTGATCAATTAATTCTTGCCCCTTGTCTAATTCAATAAATCCGTTACTATCAACATAATCTACTATTTTTGTAGAGTTTAAGGTTGTAGATAACCCTACAGAATAAAGTCTTCCAGTAAAGGTAAACTCTCCAGAATCGTCTCCACACACGTACATTTTTAAGGAACTTTGATTTCCAAAAAATGAACTTACGTTGCTGCCAAATTTTTCTGACAATGTATTTATGTTAAACCCAACTGCAAAAAGGCTATTAGCAGTTATTGCACTAGAAGTAAATAGCAATTGTGTAGTTC